TCGACGCCGCCGACTCCCTGGCCGCGAGCGCCGCCGACGTCTCCATCACGATGTCCACCACCACCGGGGCGCCGGTCGTCGGAGAGACCATCCTGATCGGCTCCGAACGGATGCTGGTGGTGGACGTTGCCGGGGCGGTGCTTACCGTCCGGCGCGCCTGGGACGGCACCGTGCTGGCCGCTCATTCCGCGAACGCGGACATCTACGCGCCGCGCACCCTGACGGTCACCCGGGGCGCGCTGGGCGCCACAGCGGCGGCCCATAGCTCCGCAGCGGCTATCACGCGGCAGACCTACCCGGGTCCGGTGCGTGACCTGACGGTGGCGTACGCCATCAACCAGCTGCTGCAGGAGAACGCCGGGTACGCCCGGACGGCCGGGAGCGGCGAGAACGCCCGCGAATACATCGGCCGGGGCCTGCGCGACATCGAGCGGCAGGCGTGCGCCTCCTACGGCCGCAAGGCCCGAGTGCGGGCGGTGTGACTCCGTGGTCGAGATTTCCACCAAGGTACGCACCCGGGGGCCCCTGTTCGACGGTCGCGCCAGCCGCGCCGCCCACGACTACGCCCAGCAGGTCAAAGAGGATGTCGCCGACCAGCTGTACGAGGCCGTGATGCGGAACCTCAATAGCTCGATCCGGCACCCCACCCCGTACTACGAAACCCAGATCACGCAGGACCCCGACGGCGACGACATCGTGGTCCATGACCGGGGGATCATCTACGGCCCGTGGCTGGAGGGCACCGGCTCGCGCAACAGCCCCGTCACGCGCTTCCCCGGCTACCACTCCTTCCGCCGTGCTGGCGAAGAGGTCAACCGGGGCGCCAAGGCCATCGCCGAGCGGATCCTGCGGCGCTTCCTTCCCCGGATGCGCTGATGGACATCGCCAGCATTCTCGACGCGGTGACCAGCCACGCCTCGGCGTCCGGGCTGTTCGAGTCCGTCAACGGCCACGAGTCGATCAGCTCGCCCAACACGGGGGGGTTGTCCGCCGACGTATGGTTCCGCTCCATCGCCCCCTACGCGGGCGGTTCCGGGCTGGCCGCCACCAGCGGGCAGCTGGTGCTCGGGCTGCGGATCTACGCCAGCCGGTTGCAGCAGCCCAGCGACGCCATCGACATCCAGATCGTGCAGGCCGTGGATGCGCTGCTGACGGCCTATTCCGGCGACTTTTCCCTCGACGGATTGATCCGCGAGGTGGACCTGCTCGGCGAGGCCGGGGTGGCGCTGTCCGCCGACGGCGGCTACCTCAAGCAGGACGACGTGTCCTACCGGGTCGCCACAATCACCCTCCCCCTGATCATCAACGACCTTTGGGAGCAAGCCGCATGAGCAAGCAGAGCGGCCTCGGCGACCGGCTGTTCCTCGGCGGCTACAACATCTCCGGCGACGTCAACAGCCTGGGCAAGATCGGCGGCGGCCCCGCCCCGTGGGACGTCACCGACATTACCTTGATGGCCAATGCCCGGATCGGGCTGCTGCGCGACGGGTCGATCGAGTGGGTGTCGTACTTCGACCCCGAGACCATCGCGGGCGGCGGCTCAGTCGACGGCGCGCACTCCGTGCTGTCGTCGCTGCCCACGACCGACCGGGTCTTGACCTACTGCCGGGGCACGGCCCTGGGCGACCCGTCCGCGTGCCTGGTCGCCAAGCAGATTAACTACGACCCCACCCGGGGCGCGGACGGGTCACTGACCATCGCGGTGCAGGCACAGGCCAATGGCTACGGGCTGCAGTGGGGCAGGCAGGGCACTGCCGGGATCCGCACCGACTCCTCGGCGACCAACGGTTCCTCGATCGACGGAGGCGCCGCTTCCGCTTTCGGGTTGACCGCGTTCCTGCACGTGTTCGCCTTCACCGGCACTTCGGTCACCGTGAAGATCCAGGAGTCCTCCGACGACGGCGGCTCGGACGCCTTCGCGGACGTGACCGGGGGTGGGTTCACCGCCGCCACCGGGATCACCGCGCAGCGGATCGCCACAGCCAGCAACCTGTCGGTGGAGCGGTATCTGCGGGTCGTAACCACCGGGACGTTCTCCAACGCGGCCTTCGCGGTGACGATCTGTCGGCACGACACGGCGGTGACGTTCTGATGCCCCGCATCGAGCCGGGCGCCCCCCCGGCGGCGTTCAAAACGTACTCGATCACCTCGCCGCGCGACGAGACGGTCAAGGCCGCCTGTGAGCAGGTGGGCTGCGCGGCCTGGCGGCACGGCTGGGAGACGGCCGTGGACGAGTCGGCACCGCTCGGGCAGTTCCAGGCGAGCTACATCCGCACCCAGTCCGGCCGCACGTTCCGCGAACTCAAGCGCGCCGACGGCGTCACGGTGTTCCGGTTCGAGGCCGGGCAGCGGTGCTTCGCCGACCACAAGACGCGCCCGGAGTTCTACCTCGTTCGCGGTGGGGACTGGCGGGCCAACCTCGGCGTCCTGCGGCGGCACAGCCGCCCCATCGACTGGGTCGAGGACTTTTGCGAACACCAGGAAAAGGTCGCTGACCAGTAATGACGGAAGACCGGGGGAATTGTGGCTAAGCAGAGTGGCATTGGGTGGACCACGCTGAGCGTGGACAACAGCGCCGGGTCCGCCCAGGACATCAAGAACGACGTGACGAACCTCCAGTTCGCCACGCCCAGGGCAGTGCAGGACGTGACCGGCGTCGACAAGTCCGCGATCGAGCGGCTGCTGCTGCTCGCGGACTTCTCGATCACGCTGAACATTGTCTTCAACGTGGCGAGCAACATGAGCCACGACGTGTTCAAGACGGTTCCCAGCACCAGCGTGGCGCGGACCACGTCGCTCACGGTCGGCGGGGTGAGCCTCAACAACGAGGTCCTGTATACCGACTACCCGCTGCAGCGGGCGCAGGGCGGCGAGCTGACGGCAGCCGTGCCGGGGGTCCTCGCCAACGGTGCCGTCCCCACGTGGAGCTAACCCCCATGGGCTACATCGACGAGGAGACCGTCTACAAGCTGACGTTCCCGGACGGGAAACGCGAGGGCCTGGAGGTGCGGACGACCTCGGTGGCAACCGGCGACCTGTTGAAGATCATCAAGCTGGCCGCGCAGGTCCAGGAATCCAAGGACGCCGAGGCCAGCATCGAAGTGATCGAGGATCTGCTGTCCGGGTTCGCCGAGGCGCTCGTCTCGTGGAACATCGAACAGCGTGTGGACGGCGAGGTGGTGCCGGTACCGGCAACGCTCGCGGGACTGAAGTCCCGCCGCCTCGATCTCGTCATCGAGGTCATCTACGCGTGGATCGAGGCCGTCTCCGGAACCCCGGGTGACCTGGGAAAAGGCTCCGTCAGTGGCGTGACGTTCCCGGAGGGGTCGACGACGACGGCAGCCCAATTGGCGAGCCTGTCGAACTCACTCACGCCCGGATAGTCCTCGGCCTGTGCAGGCAGTTCCGCTGCCTGCCCTCGCAGCTGTACGCCGAGCCCGGCGAGCTGCTCCAGCTGATCGCCATCGAGCGCGCAGGCACGCCGCCAGAGGAGAACCCCGGAGGAGGTGAAGACGAGCTGTGAACGAGGTCGAGGTGGTGGTGACCAGCCACGACCGGACCCGGCCCGGCTTTGAGTCGGCCGAGCACAACGCCAAGGGGTCGGCCGACCGGATCGGGAAGGCGTTCTCGGGGCTGCGCACCCTCGGCATGGCCGCTGTCGCGGACCTGGCCTCCTCCCTCGCCGGGCCGCTGGTCGCCGCTGCGGGCGCCGCAGGGGCGGCCTTCGCCGCCTCCGGCACGGCGCTGGGTGTGTTCGGGGTGGCCGCGATCCCGCAGATCGCCAAGATCCGGGACCTGAAGGCCAATCTGAGCGACATGGAGCCCGCCACTCGGCAGGCGGCCATCGCCTTCCGGGGGCTCCGCTCGGACTACATGGGCTGGTCGAACGCGCTGGCTTCGCTCACGATGGTCCCGGTCACCAAGGGCTTGAACATCCTGCGCGAGATCATGCCCAAGCTTGGCGACCTGGTGGAGATCTCCTCCAAGCACCTGTCGCACTTTCTCGACGGGATCATGAAAGGCGTAAAAGGCGGCGGGCTGGACGCATTCATCGCCAAGATCCGGGACGCCGCCGATGCCTCCCTCCCTCATCTGTTCAACAGCCTGAAGAATGTCGGCGTCGGGCTGGCCGGGATTTTGTCGGCGTTCCTTCCATTCGCCGGGTCAATGTCGGGCGGAATCGAGAAACTCACCGCCAAGTTTGCTGAATTTGGTCGCGGCCTCGGCTCGAACCCAGCGTTCCAGAACTGGATGCGGGACATGCAGGGCCGGGGTCCGATGATCCTGGGCCTGCTCGGCAACCTCGCCAAAATCATCCTCAATGTGGCGCAGGCCCTCGCCCCGTTCACCGGCCTGACCCTCAAGGTCACCGCCGCGCTCGCGGCGTTTGTCGCCGCCATCCCGCAGGGCGTGATGAACTGGCTGGCTCCCACCATCACCGGGATTGTCCTGGCGATCCGGGCGTGGGCCGTCGTGCAGGGCGTGCTCAATCTGGCGCTGGCCGCCAATCCCATCGGCCTGGTCGTGATCGCGCTGGTCGCGCTGGCCGCCGCGCTGGTCTACGCCTACAAGCATTCGGAGACGTTCCGGCACCTCGTCCAGGGCGCATTCAACGCGGTCAAAGAAGCGGCCAGCAGCCTCGCGTCCCGGATCGGACCCGCCGTGGAGGCCGTTCGGGCAAAGCTCGGGAACATCCTGCAGCAGGTCTGGAACCTGCGAGACAAGATCCGCCCGGCCGTCCACACCATCGCCACATTCTTCACGGACACTCTTCCCGCCGCGTTCGACACCGCCATCGGCAAGCTTTTGGACATCGTCGGCAAGGTCGACGACGCCGTCAAACAGGTCAAGGACAAGATCAATGGGCTGAGCAGCGGCGAGGGAATCAAGGGCGGCAAAAAGAAGGGTGGGTTGATCGACCTGATCGCCCCTGAGTTGGCTCACCCGGAGATGTTCATCGGCCTAATCAGGCGGACCGTGGGGAAGGCCACCGACTTCCTCAAGCAATTCGCCGGGGATTGGCGGGCCAAGCTGCACCTCGACAATCTCGGCTCCGTCAGGTCCATCGCGAGCAAGGCCAAGGACGCCGCTCTCGATTTCGCCCACCGCGCCTACCGGGCGCTGCTCAACGCCAGCTTCCCCGGGTCCGGGGTGGTGAAGGGCGCGGCTCGGGCCGCAGTGGGCTTCGCGAAAGGCCACTACCAGGCCGTGCTGCGCGCCCTGGACCGGGCCAGCAGCGTCGGCCGCCGGGTCATGGGCTACCTGCGCAGCATCTTCCATCCAATCACCGTCACCATCAACGCCGTCCTGGGGCACGTCCCGAAGCTGCCATGGCAGGCAACCGGCGGCATCTCCCACGCGGCGGAGGGCGGCCCGCGCGGCAACCTCACCTGGGTCGGTGAACGCGGCCCCGAGCTGGTCAACCTGCCGTTCGGCTCGACGGTGTACCCGCACGGTCAGTCCATGGGCATGGCCCGAGGCGGCGGCATGCCGGAGCGGATCGAGATCCCGCTCTACCTGGACGGCCGGGAGGTCGCCCGTGCCGTGTTCGAGCCGCTCAAGGGCATGATCCGGGCGACGGCTGGCGGGCCTAACTCGGTGCAGAAGGCGCTGGGGCGCACCCGGTGAGCACCCCGGTAGACCCGCGCGTCGAGATGCTGGTCAACGGCATCTGGGAAGACATCAGCGCCTCGGTGCAAAAACAGCAGCAGATCGTCATCTCCCGGGGGCGGGGCGACGAGACCGGCGAGGTGGCCGCCTCAACCTGCACGTTCACGATCCAGAACAGCGCGACCGGCGACTTCACCCCGGGGCATCCGCTCGGCCGGTTCTATCCGTACTACGGCCGCAACACCAAGGTCCGGGTCAGCGTTCCGTACGGGTCGAGCTTCCTGCGGCTGGGCGGCGACACCACCGGGGGAGACACGCTGGTCGGCGACGAACTGACCACTCCCGACTCGGCCGCCCTGTCCGTCACCGGCGACATAGACGTCCGTATCGACCTGACCAACCTCAACTGGTACGGGTCGATGGGGCTGATCGCCAAGTACAACACCTCCAGCAACCAGCGGTCCTGGTCCTTCGACCTCGATAACGACGGGGTCCTGTCGTTCTCCTGGTCCCCAGACGGCACCCTGGCCAGCCGGATCGCCGTCGCCGCGACCGAGGCGATCACCCCCGGGCCGCACGACCGACTGGCGCTGCGCGCGACCCTGGACGTGGATAACGGGGCCAGCGGCAACACCGTGAGGTTCTATACCTCCGACACGATCTCGGGCAGCTGGACGCAGCTGGGCGACGCGGTGGTCACCAGCGGAACGACCAGCATCTTCAACTCCACCGCCTCCGTGGGCGTGGGGTATTCCCTCGCCGCGATCGGCGACGACCATCTGCGCGCCCACGTGCATGCCCTGGAAATCCGCAACGGCATCGCTGGCACGGTGGTGGGCGGCTGGGACATCAGCGACGGAGCCTTCGGCGCAGTGCCCTACGTGGCCAGCACCCTGGCGCAGGCATCGGGGGTGTCCTCGACAGCGTCGGCCACCGTCAGCCACGCAGTGGCCGCAGGAGACACGATTGCCCTGGTCGTTTCCTCCTCGGGCGGCGCCACCGTGAATACCGTCTCTGACAGCAAGGGCAACACCTACACCCTGGCCGTCGCCGAGACGGCTGCCAGCCCCCGCACCCACATCTACACGGCGCCTGCCGTTACCGCGCTGACCACCTCAGACACCATCTCCGTCACGTTCTCCACGGCGGCGCAGGCGTTCAACCTGATCGGCATCGGCTGCTCCGACGTCCTCGCCGTCGATGTCTCCGGGCACGGCACCGGCACCTCAACCAGCCCCTCGGCCACCACGGCCACCACGCTGTCCGGGCCACTGGAACTGGCGGTGGCCGCCGTCTCCAACGGCAACGGCGGCGGCGCGCCATCGTGGGCGGCCGGGTGGACGTCGCTGTCCACGCAACACACCGGGTCCACCCAGTACACCGGGGCCGCGTACAAGCTCACGGCGGGCACGAGCGCGGTCACCGCGTCGGCCACCATCACCTCGGCGACCTGGACCGCCGTGGTGGCCACCTTTACCCCAGTCGCGACGACGACGGCCAGCCAGTTCGTGGACCCCTACGGCAACACCTGGTCATTCGTGGAAGACGCCCGGATCGACGACCGGGACATCCGGTTCACCGGGGAGCTGTCGGACCCGACCCCGACGGCCGACACGACCGGCCAGTACCGCACCACGACCCTGACCGCCTCGGGGATCTTCCGGAGGCTGGAGCAGGGCGCCAGCCCGCTGCGGTCGACCATGTTCCGTGAGCACACCAATCCGGCCCGCGCCAACATCGTCGACTACTGGCCGATGGAGGACGCCTCCGAGGCGACACAGATCGCCAACGGCATTCCCGGCGGCTCCCCGATGATGATCGCCGGAACCCCCAGCATCGGGAACTACAGCGAGTGGACGGCCTCGGACGCGATGCCGACCATAGGCACCGGCAAGTTCACCGGCCGGGTCCGCGCCTACACCCCGACAGGGGAGATCTCCGTCCGCATGTTCGTGTTCGTCGACACCGCCGTGGCGGCGGAAACGTCGCTGATCCACCTGACTACGAACGGTTCGGCCAAGACCTGGGACGTGCGCCTCACAACGGCCGGTCAGCTGCGCACCCGGGCCTACGACGACGACGGCAACTCGCTGCTCGACAGCACCTCGGCCTACGCGCTGAGCCTCAACTCGGCCGGGTTCACCATCGTCGACCTGGAGCTCACCCAGAACGGCGCCAACGTCGACTGGTCGACGATCATGCTTGACTTCACCAACACCGACACGATCGCCACCCAGATCCTTGCCTATGTCGCGTCCGGAACAGTCAACAGCCAGACGACCGGCGCGGCCCGGGTCCTCACGATCGGCCGGGACCAGGCCCTCGGCGAAGTGGTCGTCGGGCATCTGGCAGTGGCCAACGACATCGGGGCGTTCGCGGCCACCAACGCGACGATCGCGGCCCAGAACGGGGAGCGTCCCTCCACCCGGATCGCCCGGCTGGCCGGAGAGGAAAATCTGGCCTACGTCGAGGTCAACGGGAAGGAGACCAACAACACGGTCCAGATGGGGGACCAGCAGCTCAAGACCCTCAAGGAGCATTGGGGCGACGCCGAGGACACCGACGGCGGGGTCCTATCCGAGCCGCGCGACCGGATGAAGTGCGTCGCCTACCGGACCCGCACCAGCCTGTACAACCAGGTGGCGGCGCTGACCCTCACCTATTCCGGGCACGAGCTGTTCGCGGCGCTGGCGGCCACATTCGACGACCGGTTCGTCCGCAATCACCTGGCGTTGTCCCGGGTGAACGGGTCCAAGGTCGTCGTCGAACAGATCACCGGGCCGCTGAACACCTCCGACCCCGAGGACGACCCGGACGGGGTGGGCCGCTACGACTCTGCCGCCGACGTCAGCCTCGTCACCGACGACCAGCTCGCCGACGTGGCCGGGTGGCGGCTTCATCTCGGCACGGTCGCCGAGGCCCGCTACAACCAGGTGCTGGTCAACCTGCGGCACTCCACGTTCACCGACGACCCCGAGATGGCGCGGCTAGCGCGGGCGCTCGACATGGGCGACCGGATCGTGGTCGAGTCCCCGCCGTCGTGGCTGACCTACACCGACATCTCCCAGATCGTGCAAGGCCACACCGAGACCCTCGACAGCTTCGAGCACACGATCTCCTTCACCACCTCCCCCGAGCGGCCCTACCAGGTGTGGCAGCTCGGCACCGAGCACACCCGGATCGGCGACAACGGGGACTCCACCACCACGGCCGCCTTTGCCGCCGGAACCGACACATCCATGACGGTGGCCACCACGGGGGCGCGGCTGTGGACCACCACCGACGAGCCGTTTAACGTCGTCGCGGCCGGGGTCGAGCTGGAGGTAACGGCGGTGTCGGGGGCGTCGTCGCCGCAGACCTTCACCGTTACGGCGACCCCCGTGAACGGGGTCGAAAAAACCATTCCATCCGGGTCGAAGGTGCAAGTCGCCGACCCGATCGTCATCGCCTTGTAGGGGGCAAGCGTTGTCTCAATATCCCGTGATCGCGGCCGGGGGGCTCGGCGACTCGGACTTCATTTCGGCGCTGGTGCCAGACGTGTTCTGGAAGGCGGCGGCCACCTCCCGGGCCTCGACGACCACGCTCGCCGACGACCCCGACCTGACCACGACCCTGGCGGCCAACGCCGTCTACTGGGTGCAGATGTGGCTGCACTTCGTGTCGCAGACCACCCCGCTTATCCAAACGGCGTGGACGGTACCGTCCGGGGCGACCGGCAACCGGGGCGTCATCGGCCCCGGCTCGTCCTCTAACCAGGCCAGCTCCGACAACGTCAGCGGCCGGTTCGGCGTGCACGGGTTCGCTACCTCCATCGTCTACGGCACTCGGGGCGCCACCACCAACCAGCTGGGCTGCAGCGAGACCGCTGTTGTCTTCACCTCCTCCAGCTCGGGCACGCTGGCGCTGCAGTGGGCACAGAACACCTCGAACGCGACCGCCTCTCAGATGTCGGCCGGGTCGGTCATGCTCGTGAAGCGGCTCGCGTAACTGGCGCGGCTTCAGGGCAGCAAAAAAGCCCCGGCCCGCTCGGCGTACCGAGACGAGCCGGGGCTTTAGGATCTTGCGGTTTGGATCTTAGGATTGGTGCCTCCGCCGGTCGGGGACGGAGGGTCACTCGGTGGGTGTCTCCCGACCGGCGGAGGGTCTGATGTCCGATCGGATCGGACATGCCATCGGACATCGGATCGGACATGATGTCCGATGGCCTGCCCCGCGATGTCCGCTACTCGCTGACCGCGCGGAGCTGGGGATGTCCGCTCTCGTTGGCCGCCTCGGCGTCCAGCCTGGCGCCAACCTCCTTCTTCAGGCGGGACCCGTGCCGTGGGTCGACGCCAAGCCGTCGGCCCAGCTCAGCGCCGCTGATGTCGGGGTCCTCGGCGAGGATGAGACGCGCCCGGTCGCTGGCGGACATGGTCTCGATGTCCGATCGGACATCGGATCGGACATCGGATCGGACATCGGATCGGACATCGGATCGGACATCGGATCGGACATCGGATCGGACATCGGATCGGACATGATGTCCGATCGGGGTGACCTCGGGGGCCGGGGCGGTCGGACGTGCGACGGGGGCGATGTCCGGTCGGGCGGCCCCGATGTCCGGCGCCTTGGCGTGTCGTGCGGCACGCCTGACGGCCGGGGCGCCCATGATCGAATGCAGGGCGACGAGCGTCGCCAGGTCGAGCATGAGCGGGAACACGAGGTTCAGGTACGGCCCGGAGTACGGCTCGACGGTCTCAGCCTGAGCCTTCATCGACAGCCCCATCGCCCCGATGAAGATCAGGAAGATCAAGGTCCGCTTGAACGCTCCGGCGGTGCCGGACTGGGCGAGCATGTGGGACATGAGCGCGGCGACGACGACGGGTGCGGTGCCGAACATCAACGCCACGCTGATCTGGCCCGCCGAGGGATCGCCGCCATTGAGGCCGAGCGCGTGCGCGACGTTGACGCCCCAGGAGATCCCGCCGCACAGGACGAGCGCGATCCAGGGGATCCGTCGGCTTCGAGTGGTCTGGGTTGCCATCGTTGGGGGGTTCCTTTCGAGGAGTTTCGTTACTCTCTGTAGTTTGCGATGTTCCAAATGATCTTCCACCGATGTTCCACGGAAGTTCCAAATGATCTTCCATGGAACATCGTTTCGCGTGCCTACGCGTATAGAGCCAGGCCGAAGTTCCAAATGATCTTCCGTGGAACTTTGGTTACGCGCTGTGAACGGAACGCTTGCGCTCTGCGTACGCGTCGAGCGCCTGGCGGATGTCCGCTCCCGGCACCGCCTGGTACCGGCCGTGACCGGCCTGCGTGACCGCCCCGGCCTCCTTGAGCGCCTTGGTCCGCTCGTCGACCCACGACGAACTCATCCCCACGAAGTCGATCAGCGACTTGCGGTCAATGCCGCCGATCGCATTGGTGAACGCCATCGCCATCCGGTCCTCGGCAGAGGCAATCGCCGCGTGCGCCTCGGCGTCGAATCCGGGGCGAGACCGCAGCATCGCCATCGTCTCGGCGGTGATCGGGATGACGTTCGCGTCGTGCAGGCCGGACTCGGCCTCGATACGGGCCGCCATCGCGGCGGGCGACTGGTCGTCCTCGGCGTAGGCCATGGGCGCCGGGCTCCTTTCGGGGGTGGTGGCGATGGGCTCCGGCTGCTCTGCCGGAGTATTCGCGGGCCGGTACTTGAGGGGAAGCCGACTCGCCCGGGTGGCGTAATCTTCGCCACCCGCCGCCGCCGTCTGCGGGTCGAGGCCCGGACGGCTCTTCGCCCACCGGGTCGCGATCTGCTGCGGCAGCGTCGGGTTGTCCGCCGGGGTCATGTGGTGGCCCCGGATCGGGGTCGGGTCGTCGGACCGCTCGTGGTAGAAGAACTGGCCGTCGTCCAGCCCGCACACGTCCAGGTTCGTGGTGTCGCGCAGCACGTACTGGGCGTTGTCGGGCTTGGTGACCCGGAAGCACAGCCGCTTGGACAGCTGGCCGCGCAGCTTCTCGGTGCCGTAGGTCTCCAGCGACCCGTCCTGGCCGGACAGCACGAGGTAGAACCCCATGGCCGCACCACGGCGGGCGATCGACTCGGTCAACCGGGTCAGCGTGGTCCCGCTGGAGGTATACCGCGCCGACTCACCGATCACCTCGGCGCACTCATCGACGATGATGTACACGGCGGGCAGCTCCGGCGAGAACAGCAACTGGTCGCCGTCACCCTCGCCGACGGGAGTGAACTTGGGCCGCTCGTCGATCATGTTGTTGACCGCGACCAGCATCCGCTCGGCCTCGTCGATGTCGGTGGCGAACCAGTCGATGGCCTCCTTCCACCGACCGCCCACCGAACCGCCCTTCAGGTCGATGAAGAACGCGATCGAGTCGTCGGTCTTGGCCAGGTTGCCAAGGACGGCGTGCAGCTCGTTGGACTTCCCGGCCCGGGTCGTGCCGACGATCATCATGTGGCCTCGGCCGTCGACCCGCTTCCAGTTGCCCTCCTCGTTCATGCCGATCACGAACGGCTTGGCAACCGACGTGGGCAGCAGCGTTTCCGAGGAGTCCCACCGGATGATACGGCTGAGCGGGTTGATCTTCCGGACGGTGATCTTCACGAGGGAGGCGTCCTTCTTGATCTCCTCAATGCGGATTGCATTGGTGGCCAGCTGCCAGGCCCCAGCGATGCGGAGCCGCGCCGACTTGACCCCGGACACCTCCTGCACGCCGGGGATCAGTTGGAGGGTGAGCGTGACGTAGTCGTCGTCGCCCTCGGCCGCCACGACCCTGGACCCCTCCAGGCCGAGCCGGTCGCGGACCTCGATCCACTTCTGCTGCCACTTGAGCAGCAGCGCGTTGTCCTTGGGCCGGGGCAGCTTGTGCAGGTACCAGGGGATCATCCCGGCAATCGTCCCGGCGGCCAGCAGCCCGAGGATGGCCAGCTGCGCCGGACCCCAGATCGAGGCCAGCACCAGCCACGCCGACGCCAGGCCGACGACCCACCGGGCATAGGTGCGCTCAACGGCCCGGTTCCACCACGTCTTAGCCTTGGCCAAGATGGCGGCGGAAGCGGCACAGCCAATCAGCAGCGCGATCCCGGCGGCCTGCATCCTGAACAGGAACGCCGAGGACACGAACAGCACGGACGCCACGCCGATCGGGGCCAGCTCCACGCGGTACTTGCGGCACCACCAGAAGAAGTCCACGCCCGCCTCGCGGATCTCGAAGAAGGTGGCCGCGACGGGGCTGTCCGGCTTGGTCAGTTCCTCGTCTTCGGGGTGCGGGCAGTAGTACCCGCTCGGGTAGATGCCGCCGGAGACCGGCGGGACCTGCTGGCCCCACCAGTTCCCGCCGGTCCGCCTGCGAGCCGGGCTCGCGGCTGTTCTGGCGCCGGGGCGCCGGGGGTTTTTCTTGCTGGCCACGGTCGCCAGTTCCTTCCGTTGTGTTGGTTGATGATCAGGCGTTGAGCAGGTGCGCGTTCGGGGCCTTCAGGTTGGAGGCGGCCAGTTCGCGCAGGGCCATCGTGAGGATCACGTGGAGATTTCCGTCGGCCTGGGTGAGCTTCTCGGTGATGACGTTCTGGTGGTTGGCGGAGGCTTCGTACTTCTCCGCGAGGACCGGCATGTTCTTGTCGCGCAGCCGGGCCGCCATCTGCCGGTACATGATCGCCTGCTGTTCGGACGCGGCGGCCAGCGCCTTGATCTGGCAGTGCACGTCGCGGATGTCCTCGTGCTGGCGACCGGCGATGGAGGTCACCGCCTGGAAGAACTCCGGGACGCGGGAGGTGTGCGACCCGCCGTTGTCCAGCCACATCTCCCGAGGGACCTTCTCGCGGGACTCCAGTACGTCGTTGGTGTTGCGGGACAGCAGCCGATCCAGGTAGGTCTCGGCGTCGCCGATCAGGCCCGCGATGGCACGCTGGTGTACGGCGCATTCGCGGATCGGGTTAGTGACGATGGGGTCCAGGTTCATCGGGCCGCCGAGCCGTTCGGCGAGTGCGATGTACATGCCGCCCGCCTGGTAGGTGCCGTCCTTCAGTGCCCGGTTGAGGTGCTGGAAGTTGAAGATCCCGGTGAACGGCTGGTGGGCGATGGCCTGCCCGGACTCGAACAGGTTTTTGTAGGTGGCCATGTGTCTCCCCTCGGCGTGGCCGTTGGATGATGCCTTCGGCGCTGCGGCCGGGGCGGATGGGTCGGGTTGTTCGGGGGCGGCCGGGGCCGCCGGGATGGGTTGTGCCGGTTCGGATGTCGCGGGGGTGGGGTCGTTGGCCGGGGCCGGGTCGCTCGTCTCGGCGGCGGCCTGGTCGGCGCGGTCCGCTTTCCAGACGGGCGGCTTGCCGGGCTCGGCCCGCCGGTCGGTCCACCGGCTGTCCGCCTTGTCGGCGGCCTTGCGGCCGGTCCACTTGGCGGCGGCTCCGGTCTTACGGCCGGTCCACCGGGTGGCGCGGCCGACACCCCGCGCGGTCGAGCCGGTGGCCCGTCCCGCGAGTTCGGCGACCGCGCCCCCGGTGGTTTTGGATTTCAGCTCCCGCGCGCCCATGCCGTTCCACAGGCTGACCAGCATCGACTCACGCTTGTGCGTCTTGCCGCTGGGCTTGGCGCCGGGTTTGTCGGCCGGGTGGCGGTTGACGTACGCCACGATCCCGCCCGCTACGCAGAGCAGGAGGACCGCGAGCGCGACGGTTGCTGGGTCCATGGGGGTACCTACCTGGACAGCTGCTCGCTGATCGCGGTCAGTGCGGAGTCGGTACCGGACCGGACATTGTGCCCGATCGAGGTGGTACCGATGAAAACTCCTAGGGTGATCGCGAAGAGCGCAGTGATCCACTGGCGGCCCTTGCCCTTGAATGTGAAGAACACGATCACACTTAGGATCAGGATGATGGCGCCGGTAGTCACGGCTGAACCTCCCTCTCTCGCAGTGGGATTGCACGCCGCCGGGCGACGGCGCTGGTGGCCGGGGTTGTCGGAACCTGGGCCGGGCCGGGGATCGCCGATGCTGCGGTGGTCTCCGGCGCTGATCGCGGGGCCGTGTCATAGCGCACGGCGTCGCTGACGTAGGCGTACAGGGTCGCCGGGTCAGCGAAATCGACTTGGATGGTGACGGTTCGGGCGCCCTCGCCGCGCAGGTGCTGGGCGATCGTGTCGACCTCCAGCTCGGTCAGCGCCCGGTCCATCCGGACGGTCAGCACCCGGAACCATGCCGAGTGCGTCTCGACCGAATGGACCCGCCCGCCATGGCGGGCCTGGCTCCATAGGTGCTGCCAGAACGCCAGGTCGAAGTC